GAAATTTGCTTCTTACGATAGAGAAGATGATGGTAGTTTTAGTTTTGGGGATCGGACGATGATTCCTCGGGCTTGGGTAAAGAAGATTCAGAAGTTGTAGATGGTGTTACATCAATCAATTGACCGTAGTCGTCTAAAATTTGTTTCATCTTTGCTTCTAATTCTTGTTCTGACATATCTTCTAGTTTCCCAGTTTTTATTATTTTTCTGTCTATGTATAATCCTGCTGCCTTGCCTCTGTTGGCTTCAGCATTTACAGCAGAAGAGAAAGATCCTTTCTTCAACGCTGCCTCACGAAGTCTAGCAAGTTCAGCTATGTGTCCCTCGTAGGTCACTTCATGTTTTTTTAATCTTTCTTCTCTCAGTTCTCCCATGTATTTTACAACAAGTGGAGATAGTTTTGGGTTAGTTAATTCTGACCCCTCTTGCCTAGCTCTCTTTGGGCTGTAGCCAGCTTTGATAGCAGCCTCTGTTTTAGTCATAGGTCCATTCTCATCACCGAATACATAACACTCAGCAAACTTCATCTGCATTTCTGTAAGTCTTTTTGGTAAGCCCATATTGACAATTTAAGGTAACATTGTTATAAAGTCAAGGATGGAAAGAGGTCCAAACGATTTGGAAGAAAGAATAGAAATGTTGGAGAAACAGAAAAAGTTTATGCAAGATAAGTTACGCAAAGCTGGTGCTAGAATAAAAGATTTAGAGGCAATAAGTAAAAGTCATCAGAAGTTAGTTGGTAGTCTTTTGACAGATAAGAAAAAACCTCAATGGGATGATACTGAGTAATGTTTGTTAAACATCTGCAAGAATACCTTGAACAGTTTACGGTTGTCAAAGGTAAGAAAGTTACAGGCATAGGTAACGCTCGTATTTATATGCAGGTCGGTGATCATTTGGAAGAGATTAGAAGAATTGAAGTGCAAGAGTCAAATATTATTGGACAAAACTCTATTCGTGTTGTATTAAAACCTGAACGGTCAAGATTAATTATCGCTCCTACCACACCAGAATAGAAAGCACTAGTTACCTTGAAAGCAGAGAGAAAATTATATGAAAAACTTAAAAGAAATTGTAACAAAATTAGTTGGATTAGACTCGAAAATCTTAGTCTTTCCGGCACTCCTGATCTATTGGGTTATAATACTAACGGCCACTTTTTTACAGTTGAACTAAAAGTTACGAAGAGTAACAAGGTGCGCTTCAGTCCACACCAAATTGCGTTCCACGTGAAGCACCCAAAGAATAGTTTTATCTTAGTAGAGCACCTCGGTCAAAGGTCCGTGAAACTTTTTCCAGGTTCAGGAATCTTGGCGCTTGAAGCTTGTGGCTTGGCGCTTGAGCCTTTGTGCTTGACGCTTGATGCTTGTTGCTCTTTCTTTCAGGAGCTTGGCGCTTGAAGCTTGACGCTTGGTGCTTGCTGCTTTAGGCCCGGACCAGGATGCACGCGGCTAAGCCCACGCGTCGAGTTAGCTCCGCTAATGACCTGATCCGATATTCCACGCGGGAATTCTGTTTTAGTGTATACCATATGAAATTGTTTTAATTGTGGCGTCCCAGCAAGCCCGGCAGTCTCTGCATTCGTTGTCTTGCTTTGCAGCTGGGCAAGTAGCGTTAACCGTTACAACCTCTGAAGAGTTGGGCCACGACTGAGGCGCCCGCTGGTCAACCATGGGCGCGCTGAATCGTATGACTAAATTGTCCGGCTTGTCTTGCAGGTGGTCCTTTATCCATGCTTCACGGGTTGGCATCCAATGACGCCTTGAAGGCGTTAACCTGCAGACAGCATAAATTTTTTGTAAGTGGTCCAAGTCTTGGACGTCTCCGCTGTCATGCCATCTAAATACATCGGGCTTCTTGCTGTTGATCAGGTGGGCCATTGCCTGGACCCAGTCCGGACGCTTGATGGCTGCTAATCTCCGATACTGTGCATCCTGCACAACCTTGAACACGTAACAGCCCTTGAGCGCGTAACAGTCATAACAGACGCTGCCTGGTACCTTCTGAAGCTTGCCGCCAGTCTTGCATTCTTTGGCAGGTAAACCTATCGACCAGCCAGGCATTTTTGAGGGCTTGCTCAGGCTGCCTCCTATAATCTGTAATGCTTTCTTAGTGTCCATGTATCCTATATAATCCTTTATTCTTTCTTTGTCAACTAGCTTGACGCTTGCTGCTTGCCGCTTGTGGCTTGCTGCTTGAAGCTTGACCAGCGGGGGCACACGCGTGCGCCTTGCCACTGATCCCAGGTCCAATCTGCACTCTCGAGACTTCTAGGCCATAGCAAATTAGACCAGGGATCAGGCCAGAATACACGCTAGCAAATTCTGGCTCACTGATCCCAGGTCCTGCCTTAAAGGTGTCTAGAATTGCCTGTACAGGACCAGGGATCAGTAGCATAATCTTAAGTAACATCATTAGCTGGGTACAAAGTACCACTGCCGGGGTGTTAACCTACTGATCCCAGGTCCATCCTGCAAGTTTCGTCTCTTGCAAGTTTGTGGATAGACCAGGGATCAGTTCTAGTTGTGGAACAGCCAAAAGGCACCACAACCAGAAGTTGTCCCAGATTTAATAAGTTAAATCCGATGAAGTTCAAATTAAATCTATATCCTATATAATCCTTGACAAATGATTTGTCAAGTGGTAATTTAAAAAAATTAAATATAGGAGAAATAAATATGACTACAAAAAAGATAACACTTAACGCAGAAAAGCGAAAAGTGATTGCAGATCAATTTAAATCTTTTTACGAAGATAAAGTAAAAGACAAATTGATTAATGCGAAAGAACAATACAATGCTATGAGAGAAAAGGCAAAAGTTGCTATTGATAGGGTTGTAAGGTTTCATCAACCACAGGAAGATGTTGATACAATTAGATCAATGATACAAAAATACAATAGAGCAGGTGGCGAATTGTATGAGGATAATTGTTTCTACGTTCAAATGCCAATCACAAAAGTTGATGACGAGGGTAGAGAGTATGACGCAAATGATGAAGTTCATGTCAGATTTGATATGGGTAGAAATTTTGCAAGAGCATATTATCGAGATGAAATGAAATCAAAGGGTTTAAACCCAGATTATCATTTATCAATTAATGATGACTACTCTAAAAGAAATCCAAAATATTATGCAGATGAAAGTGCTGTAAATAAATTTTTGGGTTTTAGTACATCTTCAAATGATGATAAATCTGTAATTACACCTGTTGCAAAGTGGGAAAATGATTTCAAACTTTGGACAATCGGTAATACTTATTGTCATTCAAGACAATTTAAAGTTGATGAAAGCACTTTAAATTTTTTCAAGATGTATGTTGCTAGTGCAGACGAGGTTATTAAACAACATCAACAAATGTATAGTTATGTTGAGGGCAAAATGCAAAAAGTAAGATTAGGTTTAAAATCTTATAGAACCTTTGACCATGCAAAACAATTAGCAGATAAAGTTGGAGTTGTGTTGAATGAAACAATGTTAAATGAAAGTTCAAGTCTTGCTCTTTCAATTTACTCGCCAGATAATCTTGCAAGTTTATTAGAAGATAAGGTTGAACCAACAAAAGCAGAGAAGATTGCAATAGCGAAAAAACTATTACAACAATCGGTAAGTAGTTTAAATTAACTATTGACACCCTATCCTACTTATTGTAGGATAGGGCAGAAAGGATAATTAAATATGACTAAAACATTTTATATAACTTACTGGGCTAACAAGCACAAAAAACACATTACAAGACGTGGAAAACATGACGATAAATCTAGATATGGCACATCAAAACAAGGTGTCCCTTATTATGTTTATTATGATCTAGACGCACATGGATATAGAACTGCCAACACTGCGTGGAAAGTTAGGCACTAATGACAGATTACGTCTGGTGTCATGGTCCGAGTTGCCATAAAAGAAAAACAACAACAAGGGTTCGTGGTGTCAAGGGTTCTAAAGTTTTAAGAACTGTTAAGATCGCTCAAGGTCATCAAAATGCACGAGGGTTGTGGAATTACTTTTGCGACCAGACTTGTATGCAGGATTTTTTCTGGAAACATTTTCAAGAGTTCGTTGCATTACACCCTAGGACCGAGTGCCTTGAAACACCGATCGAGGACCCAAAGAAAACTAAACCATATGAAAATTGTAGTTGGTATAATTGGGAAATAAAAGAGGTTGACAATAACTCTAATCCATGAGAATATAGGATATGACAGATAATAAAGACTATACAAGACGAAACAGATTCAATGGCAAGTCTGTTGAATTAACAAAAGAAGAATCAGAAATACATGACAAGGTATTTTATCACGAGGCACTAGAGCAATGGGATGAAATGCTAAAAGCAAAGGACAAGTTTAGTAGACTTAATCCTAAAGCATACATGGTATTACTAGATTAACTCCCTACATATGAATACCCCTGGCGCTAACGCGCCAGGGGTCCCGAACCAAATCCAAAAATCCAAATAAACTTTGACCCCAACCCCCCTTTTTATACAAAGGGGTCCCACTACTGTCGGTTGTATTGCAAGATTTACACATTTGTGTATACTGAAAACATATTGGTACCATGGACTTGAATAAGGTAAATATAGAAAAATTACCTGCGGATGTCAGGAAGACCTTCAAAAAACTTCAAGTCATGCATGCAGAAAAAAAGATACAGAACAAAGCCAAAAACGACTTTCTGTCTTTTGTAAAGTGTGTATGGCCTGATTTTGTAGAGGGGTCCCACCACAGACACATTGCAGATAAATTTAATAAATTAGCTACGGGTGAAATAAACCGTCTGATTATTAATATGCCACCAAGACATACCAAATCAGAATTTGCATCATACTTGTTACCAGCATGGATGGTGGGCCGTGAGCCAAAGCTCAAGATCATTCAAGCAACGCACACGGCAGAGCTCGCAATACGATTCGGTCGTAAAGCAAAAAACTTAATCGATAGAGAAGACTACGGTAAAATTTTTAAAACAACCCTACAAGAAGACTCAAAGGCAGCAGGACGTTGGGAGACATCACAAGGTGGTGAATATTTTGCAGCTGGTGTAGGTGGTGCGATCACGGGCCGTGGTGCAGATTTATTAATCATAGATGATCCGCACTCGGAACAAGATGCAATGTCAGGCAAAGCATTAGAGTCAGCATACGAGTGGTATACATCAGGACCACGACAACGTTTGCAACCTGGTGGTAAGATTGTTCTGGTTATGACTAGATGGTCTACAAAAGATTTAACAGGAATGTTGGTTAAGAATCAAACAGAAGTTAAAGCTGATCAGTGGCACGTGGTCGAATTTCCAGCGCTCTTGGACCACGGACT